TCGACGCCGAGATCGCGCGTGCGTCGTCGCCTGACAGCTCGATGACGGACGAGCAGCTGCTCGGCATCATCCTCGGCGCTGTGGCGCAGCTGACGCCGCAGCACCTCGAGCGCCTCGAGGACGCGATCGAGCTCCGGCGCACGGGGAAGGTCGTGCGGCTCGTGAGTGGTGCGTGAGCCTCTCCGCACTGGCCTCTGCCGCGCACGTCCTCCAGCGCCGCGCGACGGATGACCCGCTCGCCTACTTCCGACCGACGCCGCCGCAGCTGGAGTTCCTGCGATGCACCGATCGGGTGAGGTTGTACCGCGGGGCGAACCAGGTAGGAAAGACGTGGGTCGGCATGGCCGACGCCATCTGGCGCTGTCTCGGCGAGCATCCGTACCAGCGCGTGCGTCCCGGCCCGATCGAGTGCCACGTCGTGACGGTCACATCGCAACAGGGCATCGCCATCCAGGAGAAGTGCTGGGCGCTGCTTCCGAAGCAGGCCATCGCCGAAGACACCGAGTGGGTGCCCGGTAAGGGCTTCCGCGGTCGTCAGCCTATGGTCGTGTTCAAGAACGGGTCAATAATCAAGTTTAGAAGCGTGCAACAGGGCGCATTATCGATGGCCGGCTCGACGCTCGATCATCTTGTAGTGGACGAGCCGCCTGACGAGACGCTGTGGAACGAGCTGGTCCCGCGCGTCTTCCGCAAGCAGGGCACGATCTCGCTGACGATGACGCCGGTCGGCCTGCCGCTCGGCTGGCTGAAGAAGCTGGTCGAAGAGAAGCGCGTCACCGACATCTGCGCGCCGCTGACCGTGGAGAACACGACGCCGATCGGCGGGCGCCCGCTGCTCACGCAGGAGCGCATCGATGAGCTGGCGGCGCACATCCTCGAGAGCGAGCGAGGGCAGCGCCTGTTCGGCGAGTGGGAGACGACGTTCGTCACCGGTCGGGTGTTCCCGATGTTCGATCCGAAGCTGCACGTTCGCGACGAGGCGCCTGCGGGCGATTGGCTCATCGGCGTGGGCATCGACCACGGCAAGGAGAGCGGCGCTCAGGTGGCGATCCTTTCCGCCATTCGCACGAACGCGGACGGGCACCACATGATCCGCGTGCTCGATCAGGTGCAGAGCGACGGGATGACCACGCCTGAGCAGGACGCGCGAGCCATCATGGACATGTTGAAGCGCTGCGGCCTGCGATGGGAAGAGGTGGACCGCTGGATCGGCGACCGTGCGGCGATTTCGCGCCGCGGTGGCGCGATCAAGTCGAACGCGATGCTCGTCCAGGCCATCGAGCGCGACCTTCGCCTGCCGACCGGCAGCTGGCCAGCGCGCATTCACACGGCGTACAAGCCGAAGGGCTCGGTTTACGCCGGCTATCGCCTGCTCCAGGCCGCGCAGCTCCGCGGGCCGGAGCACTTCAGCATCCATCCTCGGTGCAAGCGGTTGATCGATGACCTCTCCCGCTTCGACGGACGAGAGGCCAGCGAGCACAAGCACTCGATCGACGCGCTAAGGTACACGCTCGAACTGGTCACGCGGCGCCTCTACGCGCCCGCGCTGCTACGCATCGGATAGGGGGCCACGCATGTACGCTGCCGCGACCATCCCTCAGCCTCCCGCGCCCGGAAACCCTGACGAGGCCCGCCGCGTCGAGCACACGCGGCACCGCTACGCCATGATGGAAGGCCGCTGGCAGCCGCTTCTCGAGGCGCGGCTGGAGCAGCAGCTCGGGAGCGTGCGCCGCTCGGCGTGGGGTATCCCCGACATCAGCAGCAACCCGTTCAAGAGCGTCTGCATCGAGCTCGCGACGCTGTACGACGCTGAGCCCGACGTAAAGCACAACCAGCTGAGCAGCCCGAACATTGACCGGCTGGTCGGTTCCACGGGCAGCATCGCCCGCTCGGGCCTGTGGGCGCAGATGAGCCGCTTCCAGGCGCTCACGATCGCGCTGCGCGAGATGTGGATGCGGGTAGACGTCGAGGCCGGTCGCCTCGTCTACCGGCCTGTCCCGCCGCAGATGACGATGGCAGAGGCCGACCCTGCGCGCCCGAACATCCCCACGATGTTTGGCGAGCTGCGCCTTCGCCACCTCGACGCGAAGCACCTCTGGACGTGGGAAGTCTGGGACATCCGCGACCTCGAGGCGCCGACCTACCGGGTCTATGAGGCGCTCGACGGCTGGCAGTTCGGTCACGACCTGACGGCTCGCCTGCACGGCGCCACCTACGACGGCGCCGACTACCCGACCGCGTGGCGCCGCTCGAACGGCACGCCGATCATCCCGGCCCAGCTGTACCACGCGAGCATGTACGGCGACCGGCTCTTCGATCCGTTCTACGGGATCGAGTTGTACGAGGGCTCTCTGAACCTTGCGGTCCTCTACAGCTATCTCAACCACTGCCTGCGCGACGCGAGCTATCCGCAGCGGTACGCCGTCGGCGTTCGCGTCGCTGGGATGGACAGCACGGATCTCGGTACCCGCGCCGCTCGCGCCGAGGTCACGACCGACCCGACCACGATCCTCATGCTGGACCCTGTCGCCGAGACGAGCCAGCCGATGATGGGGCAGTACCAGGCGGGCGCCGACGTGGAGAAGCTGGAGACGGTCATCGCGGCCGTAGCCCATCGCCTCGCGACCGACGCCGGCCTCGCGCCTTCTGAGCTTCAGCGCACGAGCGGCAGCGCTCGTAGCGGCTACGCGATCTCGCTGTCGCAGGAAGGAAAGCGCAGCGCGCAGCGCCGGTACATCCTCCAGTTCCGCGCCGCCGACGAGGCGCTCGTCGGGCTCTCGGCGATCCTGTTCAACCGATGGGCCGAAGCGAACAGCGAGCCGACGAACTACCCGGAGGGCGGCTTCTCAGTTTTGTACCGTGAGATCCCGTTGTCTCCGCAGGAGATGGAGGCCCGCAGAGCCCATGTCCTCCAGATGCTCGAGGCCGGCCTCATGTCACCCGTGGACGCGCTGCGGTACTTCGGCTCGCTGTCCGAGCAGGACGCCGTAGCGCAGCTCGCCGCCATCCGGACCATGGCAGAGGCGCCGCCTACGACCCTCGAAGAAGGAGCAAAGACAGGGGAGGCGGCGCCTGCCGCCCCGGTAACCGCTCCCGACCACGCAGAGGCGATGGACGAGGCGCTTGACGAGGTCCGCGCGTCCGAAGAGGCCGTCGCCGGTCTGCTCGAGGGCACGCTATCGGATGACCAGCGCGACGTGCTTCGCGCCGTCCTCGCCTCGATGCGCGAGGCCCGCGGCTACCTGACGGGCCAGCCTGTCGAGGCCGATGTCGAGCTTCCCGGCGAAGACACCGAGGAGGAGGAGGCGTAGTGCCGTTCGTCAGCGACGCACAGCGCGAGTACCTGCGCCGCAACGAGCCCGCGGTTTACCGCGAGTTCAAGCGTGCTGAAGAGCGCGGCGACCTCGACCTTCGCCCGCCTGCGACGGTCGCCGCCGCCGCGAGCCGCGGGCTCGAGCTGCGCCGCGAGTACGGCCGTGGAGGCACAGCGGTGGGCGTTGCGCGTGCGCGTGACCTGAGCAACCGTCGGGAGCTGACCGTCGAGACGGTGAAGCGAATGGTCGCGTACTTCACGCGCCATGAGATCGATCTCCAGGCGCCCGCCGCGAAGCGCGGGAATCCCGGCTACCCGTCTGCCGGCTACATCGCGTGGATGCTCTGGGGCGGCGACGCAGGGCGGACGTGGGCCCGCAAGATCGTGCGCCAGCAGGCGCGTATCGAAGCCATCATCCAGAAGGAGAGAGCATGAGCACGGAAGAAGGAACTCCGACGCAGGACGACAGCGGCGCCGCCGCGCGCATCCGTCAGCTGGTCGCGCGTGTGAAGGAGCTGGAAGGCAAGGTCGCCGAGCTCGCGCCGCAGGCTGAGGCCGCGACGAAGTACGCCGCGCAGCTGGACGAGGCGAAGGCGATGAGCAAGGCGGAGCGTGAGGCGCTCGCCGTCGAGCGGCAGCTGCTCGCCGCGGGCATCGCTGACGCCGAGGCGCTCGACTTCGTGCAGCACGCATATGGGAAGCTTCCGGCCGAAGGAAAGCCGCCGCTCTCCGAGTGGCTCGGCAACCGCGACGCGCTGCCGAAGGCTGTCCGCGCGTACCTGCCGGAGGCCGCGCCTGCCGCGCCGACGCAGGCCGCGCCCGCCGCTCCCGCGGCGCCGACCGCACCCGCGCCGAAGTCCTCGACGGCGACGGTCCCGCAGGCGCCAAGCCAGCCGCAGAGCTGGACCGCCGAGGCCATCGCGCGTCTGAGCCCGTCCGAGTACAAGGCAAACAAGGAAGCGATCTTCGCTGCACTCCGCACGGGTTGACATTCTGTCACGCGGCGCGGTAGGGTGGCGTCGAGGGCGACGCCCTCCCGCGATCGGGGCAAGCTCCCGTCAACAGTGAAAGGCGCGGCCACAAAACGAACGTAGGAGGCCGATACTATGGCCAACGAAGTCTATTTTAGTGGCCTGTCGGGCAACGCCCGCCTTGCCGCCATCCTGAACCAGGCCGTCGTCACCAAGCTGACCGACACTGCGTCGCTCGTGAACCATCCGTCCATCTTGCAGCTCCGCAGCATGAACGGCTCCGGGTCCACCGTCGTGCAGGTGCCCGTCGTCAGCTGGGGCGCCGATGCGATGGCCGCGGTCGCCGAGAACGCCAGCGTCTCGAACACCGCGCTGACCACCACGAACGTGAACGTCACGATCGCCCGTCAGGCGCTCCGTCGTCAGGTGAGCGATCTGGCGCAGCTCACCGCGACCGGCATCCCGCTCGACGTGACGATCGACAACCTCGCGGTCGACATGGTGACCTCCTACACCAAGCGCGTAACCGCGATGCTCTGCGCCCTCTCCTCGGGCTTCTCGGCCTCGATCGGCTCGACGGGTGTCGACCTCACCGTGTCGAACTTCTACGCGGCGATCTTCGGCCTCCAGCTGAACAGCGCCGACGGAATGTTCACGGCGATCATGCATCCGCAGCAGATCAGCGACCTGATCTCCTCGCTTCGTTCTGAGACTGGTCCCGGCCAGTACCTCGCAACGTCGCAGGATCAGGTGCAGGCGAAGGGCCCCGGCTTCCGCGGGAACCTGTTCGGCGTGGACATCTTCGCGTCCGCGCAGGTGCCGACCGCGAACTCTGGCGCCGACCGTCTCGGCATGATGATCGCTCCGGGCGCCATCGCCGTCGCGACCGCCACCGCGGCGCCGATCATCGGTGCAACCACGGTTTTCGCGAACTCTCCGATCGTTGTCGAAAGTGAGAGGGACGCCAGTAATGGCAGCACCATCATCGTGGGTAGCGCGTTCGTTGGCGTCGCCGAGATCGACGACCTGAAGGGCATCGGCATCCTCTCCGACGCCTGAGCCTCTGAGACACGCACGCGCCCGCGTCGGTGGTTACCCTACCTGCGCGGGCGCATCTGCGTTCGCCACACGAAGGAGCGACGATGGCAGCGACATTCGGGACCAGTGGATCGGGCAAGTTCGAGGGACGAGCCGCGAGCCGGCCGCAGGCGATGCGCGAGCTGGTGCGGCTCGAACCCTCTCCGACCTTCTGGTTTTTGCACCACCCAGCGAAGTGGACATACCGCGCAGGCGAGTGGCTCCCGATGCTCTCGACGCTTCACGCCGATCCCGGCGTGTCCAACGTGGACAAGGACGGCAACACCGACGCGGCCGAAGTCGCGAAGCGCCGTAAGGGCTGGACCGTCATCCCATGGGAAGCCGAGGTGGGCGGCTACGTCGTCGCCTACGACGGCGTCGCGGGTACGGTCCACATGTCGAAGTGGGAAACGCCGAAGATCGTCGCAGGACAGACGCGCATCGAGAGCGACGAGGAGGGCTATTGGGCCTTCTGCCGGCGCCTCGTCGTGGACGGCTACATCGAGCTTCCGGATCCCGACTTCATCGAGGTGCAGCTCGAGCGTCAGGAGAAGAAGGTCAGCGAGTGGGCGGAGAAGGCGCCAAGCTCGCCGTACCACCGCGATGCGCTCGCCGTGGAGGAGGCACTGCTCGAGAACATGCGCGCCGCGAAGGAGCGTCTCTATGCTCCGCCCGTCGAGGGCGACGACCCGCCGCCGCCGACACCGAAGCCCCGTCGAGGCCGCGCGTGAGCGGAGAGCGCCCAGGCTACCGCGAGGCGATGGAGCGCATGACCAAACGCCTCCAGGACAGCGGGATGAGCGCCGAGAAGGCGCGTAAGACCGCGCAGGACACGGCGAAGCGCCACGACCAGCAACAGCGCGATAAGGGCCGGTAGGCAGGGAGGTCGGGATGTCGCTCGCCGAGACGGTCTACTCCGCACGGTTCCGCTCGACGGAGACGATCGAGCGTGGCCGTACCCAGACGTTCTCGTGCCCGACGACGCGCGCAGGCGCGACGGCGACGCCGGCCTCTGGCACGTTCTCGCTGTACCGGCCTGACAGCACGGCGCTCGTGTCTGGGCAGGCTGTGACCATCCCGCCCGGCGGCGTGGCGACCTACAGCCTGCTCGGCGCTGCGACCACGTCCGAGGCGCTCGGTGAGGGTTGGCTCATCGAGTGGGCGCTCGTCATGCCAGACGGCGTGACGCACACGTTCCGGCAGCCCGGCGCGCTCTGCCGTCGCCAGCTGATGCCGGTCGTGGGCCAGGACGACATGACGCAGCGTCACAGCGACCTCCCGGCGCTGCTCGGGACGGCCGCGAGCTATCAGCCCTACATCGATGAGGCGTGGTGGACGATCACCAATCGCCTCGAGGCGCAGGGCCGGCGCCCCTACCTCATCATCCAGCCGAGCGCGCTGCGTGGCTGCCACCTGATGCTCGCGCTCCATCTCGTGTTCCTCGACTACAGCACGAGCGCGGGCGACGGCGGGCGCTGGCAGGCGCTGGCCGCGCACTACGCGACCGCCTACGAGCAGGCGTGGGGGCAGCTGCGCTTCACCTACGACGAGGACGACTCCAACAACGTTGACCCGACGAAGAAGAAGAGCGCCACGTCGCAGGTGTGGACGAACGGACGCGGGATCAGTCACGTCGCGTGGTGGCGCTAAGTGGCCGCGCGCAGCATCCGGCAGCTCCGCGAGGACGTGACCACGCGCCTGCTCACGCTCAGCGGGTGGAAGGAGTCGCGGGTCGCGCCTGACAACTTCGGGCGTGACGCTGACTCGCTGGCGCATCGCTGCTTCTCTGTGCATCCGTCACTCAGCGAGGACACGCGGCAGTACCGCGGGAAGCCCGCAGAGGGCACGCTCGTAGAGACGGCGCTCGTCGTGCGGTACAGCTGGCGGCTCGCGCCGAAGGACATGTCGAACAGCTACGACGACGCGCTTGACGGCGAGCAGGCGATCGTCAACAAGCTGATGGCCTATGACGCGACGTGGCCGCTCGGCTACAAGTTCCAACTGGTATCCGTCACCCGCGAGACGAATGACGCGGGCGAATGGGTTACCGGCGTGGTAGCATTCCGCGTCGTGCAGACGCTGCCCTTGCAGTAAGAGAGGTGTGCCATTCCCCTGTCGTCGATCGTGAAGAACTACCGAGACGGGACGATCACCCTCGCCTCTGGCGGCGGGTCGCCCATCACCCTCACGGTGCAGTACGAGAACGGTGACTTCACGCTGTCCGGCGCGAACTCTGGCGCTGGAAGCTACGAGATCACCAAGTACCTCGACCGCGGCGACCTCGGAACCGTGAGGCGCACAGTTCGGAGTTTTCCGACGGGGTCGTTCTCCGCGCATCTAACGGAGCTGAGCGACGCGACGAACAACACGCTCTGGGACGCCGTCAACCAGACCGGGTCGTTCTCCGCTGCCGTGTCCACGCTCGGCGCGAACGCGGACGTTTACACGCTGAACATCACCCTTTCGATCGAAGGAACCACGCTTGGGGAGGCGAGTGACCACACCCTCGTCCTCAACAACTGCCGTTGTTCGATCGACGTGGCCGAAGGGGACCCCGATTCCTTCACTCTCTCCTTCGAAGTTCTCGGCACCATCACGGCGACCTGAGCGTGACTGACCGTCTGCGCCCGTCGTGCTACGGTACGGCGGGCGCTGTCGTTTTGGCGCCGAAGGAGCACTGATGGACATCATGATCAAGGGGCGCAGCGTCACGCTGTCGGCGCCACCGAGCCACGTCGCACGTCAGAAGGCGCTGATCGCCGTCGCGACGGACGGATGGATCGGGCTCGGTGCGTGTCTCGGCGTGTGCTGGTCGGGTACGCCGCGACTGAAGACGACGCTCGCCGCGCACAAGTACGACGGGCTGGCGTTCGGCGTCGCCGTGCGCGACGAGCTCCACGCCGCGGGCGTCAGCGAGGACGAGGTCGCAGAGGCCGCGGCGAAGGCGCTGTCGCTCATCATCGACAGCTACCCGCGGGAGGCGGCCGTCGCAGAGCACGCGGATTTTTCCGCAGCCCCGACGGCGGGCTCGACGCCGTAGCGATCGAGATCGGCCTGACCTACTGCGGCGACCCAGACGCCTTCTATGCGTGGTCCGTCGAGACGCAGGAGCGCGTCCTCGGGTGGTACCGAGCGCGGCACACGAAGCCGTCGCCGAAGCCACGACGAGGCGCTCCGATGCAACCGCGCGCGGGTGATACGGTATCGACAGAGGGCGCCTCGTTCTGGGGGCTGGGGAGCTGACGTGGCGCGCATCAAGGTCGGAACAGGTCGCGTGTCGGTGGAGATCGGGCCGGAGCTGGACCGCGCCATTCGATCCATCCTGACCGGCGCCGAGAGCGGCCTCGAAGGCGAGATCGAGGCGCTCGTCGATAAGGTCCGCGACGACGCGCGCGCCGTCTGGTACGACCAAGTGGATGAGCGCACGGGACGTAGCCGCGAGAGCATCGAGGCAGAGCTGCGCGTGTCTCCGACCGCCATTACCGGCGTGGTCTTCGCA